TACCGTCCAGTAACATGAGCCCGGTAGGCTCTGCTTAGTTGAGTCGGATCCGCTCAAGTCTCGCGGGTAGGTCATATGGATGTCAGTATGTCCTTACATTATACCCGGGGGGGTACCCCGGCCGGTAGGGCTCCCCGCCCGCGGGTGATAGCGCCCGGAATAGCGTACGAGATCAGAAGTTCGCATATCGAACAAATGTTACCGCAGCGAACTAGAAAAGCCACCCCTTGCGTTCTTACCTCACTGGTTTGACCTCGTGGCCTGGTAGTAGTCGATCGCCTTCGGCGGGATCCGCCACGGGGAGGTCTTCCCCCCGGTCTTGTAGGCCCCGCGGAGGGCCTGGGTCTGGCAGTGCCGCTTGATCGTCTGCACCGGCTCGCTGAGCATCTCCGATACTTCCTGGATGGTGAACGCCATCCGGGGCAGGCCGGTCGACGTCCTGGCGTCCTGCCAGGGGCTCATCTTCATCGCGGCTTCCGCCCGTTGTGGATGAGGACCGGGCAGACGGGCCGGATCCAGTCATCCTCCATCTGGTGCTCCCGGAAGTAGGCCGCGGATTCCGGCCCCAGCAGGAGGATGAAGTTCCAGGACTTGCCGTGGCCGGACCAGTAGGCCGCCTCATGGGTGTAGCCCTGGCGCATTCTGCGCCGCTGAGCCCGTGTGCGTTTCACTCCACGTCCTCCCAGCCGTCATTGACCCAACAGACCAGTTGCCCGCCGGTGATCATCTCCAGGTTCTCGGCGTCCCCCTGTGACAGTCCGTAGTGCAGGGTGCCGTCTTCCATCCTCACGCCCCATCGCTTTATTACTGGATCTTCCATGGCTTCTTCTCCTGTGCGCAACGGTCAACCACGTCCCAAAGGCGCGCCAGCAGGCACCGGCCATCCTTGCAGGCGCCAATGACGGCATAGCGGCAGCCGGGCGTAGCTACTGGATTTTCCACGGCTTCTCCACTCTGTGGGACTTCCTGACGTTGGCCAGGCCGAGCCGGACCCGGCGCTGATAGATCGCGTTGGCCGAGCGCCCCAAGGCGAGGCCGATCTCCTCGTAGTTGTAGCCCTTCTCGTAGGATTCCCGCAGATACTTGTCGTCCTCGACACTCCACGGCTGCCATTTGAAGGTCTGAAGCTCCTCGGGGGGCCGGGCACGGGGCGGCAGGCCGATGCCATTGACCTCCCGGTTGTATTTCTTCCGGGCATTGGTGCAGTGGTGGCATTCCTTGCGGCGGGCCTGGTTCTTGGTGCCCGCATTCAGCAGCGGAAAGCTCTCGCCGTCGGCCAACTCACCGCAGGTCTTGCAGGTTCTGGCCAGGATGGTCCTGTTGCCGGCGGAGAAGGGGCTGTTTGGCCCCTTGCTGGGCAGCCTCGTCGTCATGGTCCAATCATAGACCCAAGATGTGACAGAATCGGGCGGACGATAGCTACTTTGACTGGAGGTGAACGATGGGCGGCAGGAAGGGAACCCCGATTCCTGTAAGCAAGCGCCGGATGACCCGGCAATGGGACATGACCAACGTCTCCTACGTCCTGAACTGCGGGAAAGAGACCGTTTTCCGGTACCTGAACGGCAGCCGGTACCCGGAACTGCGCATGATGCGCCGGATTGAACGCATATTCCACTGGAATGTGGCGGATCAGGTGGCCCTGATCCCCTACGAGGGCTACGACCCGGTCTACGGGCTGGTGCTGCGCAATGTCCTGGACGAGAACAACGGCAGGTTCCTCAATGAGGAGAGCCACCGGCCCGATGAGCTGCGCACCAGGACCCTCCACGTGGCTTACACCGTCGAGGAGCTGCTGACCCTGCCCCTGCACAGCAGGATTGTCACCAATACCGACCGTGTCCTATACCTCCGGCCGCATACGATGGGGAAGTTCTGGTTCGGCAACGGCAAGGTGACTCCCTGGAGTCCCCGCCCCGACTGGCTGCCGGCCATCGTACTACCGCCCGTTGTCCTACCACTGGAAGAATTGGAGCCATGAGAACAGAATCACTGAGAGTGGCCGAAACGGCAAAGGACCTGGAGGGCCTCCCGGTCGGGACCCGGATCCTCACGGCCCTGGACAAGGTCCTGCAGCTGGACCGGCTGGAGTCCGGCGCCACCTACTGGATCGAGGACGGCACGCTCCGGCCGTTCCCCCAGCCGCGGGACGTCTGGCTGCCGGCCTACATCCTCCCGGTGACCGAATGAGCCCCCGCGCGCCGGAGCCGGTGGAGAAGCGGAAGCTCAAGAACAAGTGGACCGTCCACGAGGTGGCCTGGGTCCTGGGCGTGGCGCCCAATACCGTGTGGCGGTGGCTCAGCGGCGAGCACTACCCCACCGTGCAGATGATGCGGCGCATCCAGACCAAGTTCCACTGGTCCGCCGCGGATCAGTTCGAGCTGATCCCCGACGAGGGCCATGACGTCCGCTACGGCATGATGTTCCGGAAGATCCTCAACGAGCTGACCGAGGACCTCCCCGAGGTCCCGGACTCCGCCCGCCGGCTGCGCAGCAGGACCGGTCAGCGGGAGCCAAGGAAGGCCACGGAACCGGCCTACGAGATCACCCCGGGTAAGGGCATCCGCCTCAAATAGAGATGTGACGAAGATCACATTGAGAAAACCGGCAATCCCCGAAACCCCTTACACCCTTCTTATCTATGAAGGCTTCGGGAGGGGGGGGTAGGGGGGGGAGGGTACGGCAGCGGTACGGCATCGGCTACCGCCGATGAGCTGAAGGCCGACAGGCCGTAAGCTTCCCTCCGCTTCGCTCCGGTCGCTTACGGGTACCAAGCGGTTTAACCGTTAACGGAGGGCTTTAAGGCCCTCCGTCTTCGGAACCGAATTAACCGGTTGGTCAAGGCCAACGGTACCGGTCCTCGGCCTCCGCTGCGGGGGCTTCGCCCCCTCCGCTACGGCCTCGGGTAACAACCGGAACTTTCCGGTGGTCAAGGCCTACCGGTCCCGTCCGGGCCTCGCGGCCCGCGGTTTCCCAAAATTTTCTATTCTTCCGTCCCGGAGGCTCCCATGCCTGCGCCGGCCCGCTCCCCCTCCTTCCGGGGCCGCTGCGCTACGCCTGGTTCTGAGCCCGGGGCGGAACCACTTCCCGCCGGCAAACCGGCGTGGCCGCGCTACTCCCCCTTGTGGACCCCCGGCCCGGCGGGGCTACACCTTGCCGTCGAACCGCTGTTGCCACCACTCGTGATCCTTGCGCACGTACTCGCGGCGCTGATCCGTCCACAGCGGCAGGAACGGATCGAACCTGGCGGTGAAATGGGGAACGTAGTATTTGGAGCCCCTGCGGCCGGTCTTGTGGGTCAAGGCCCAGTCAAGCCAGGCGAATGCGGCGACGACGCCGCAGAAGAATGCAAATGCCAGCAGGTACAGAAATAGCTCCATACTCCATTTTAATTTTCCCGGAATTCTTTGTCCATCATTCGCCGGAACTCATTCTCCTGCCGGATCCGCCCGCGCTCGACGCGCTGCTGGGCACGCTTCCAGCGGTAGCCCTGAATGGACCACCTCAGCATTGTGAGGTCGATGGCTAGCGACGTCAGGTGAACGGGGAGCAGGAACCAGCGGTAGGTGTAGAAAAGATTCCCGAGCACGGAGGCAAGCGCAAGCAGCGTGGCCATGCTCCAGAACCACAGGCTGATGCGGATCATCTTCGCGCTTGCCGGCCGGATCAGCCAGTGCCTGGTCGTCTGCACCGCAGTCCTGGCATGCCCCCAGCTCTTACGCATCCGAAGCAGCCGCCACCAGCGGTGCTGCCTCACGGCCTCCCCGTGGCCGGCCAGCGCCTCCTCCCTCGTGGAGTAGTGCCTGACAGCGCCGTCCATTGGCCCGCCCCAGATCATCGTCTCGAAGATGAGAGGTGGTCCCTCGGGATCCATGAAGTTGTGGTTGAGGCCCAGCCAGCTAGTACCGATAGCGACAACCTCGCCCCTGACCTCCAGCTCGTCCTCGGCGACAGAGCGGTCGGTGGTCTCGAAGAGACTCCGCCACTCCTGCAGCGTGATCGGATTTCCGTCCGGATCGTAATGCATGGGCTTGCCCCACGAATTCAGCATCATTGCACACCAAGCTCTCCCTAGCCCCCAAGCCACTTTTCCTAAATATTGTCACGAGAGGTGACTTCTTGTCTCCTTGCGTACGTTATTTGTCGCTGTTCTCTGGTATAGGGGGTTTCGAGCTTGGTCTCAGAGGCGGCCGGGTGGGCAGCAACCGGGTAATTTCGTCGTCCCAAACGTGGTCATGCGCGTTATAGTGGAGCTATACGAAGGTCTTGTTTAGATCTAAGACCTGACAGATCAACCTGCACCGGGGTATCGCTACCGAACGTGGGGTTTGAATAGAGGGGGAGTTATAGCCCCCCTCGCTGCCCCGGCCGGAGCGAAAAGCCGGCCGGGTCCAGTCTTTAGGAAGAGGGAAGCATGGGAACAGCATTCACGGGACGGGACACCTTCCCCTGGAAGGTCATCACCAACGCCGGCCAGGTCATGAGGTACCCGGCCGACTACGAGGAATCCCGCAAGGCTGGGAAGCCCATGAACGATCTTGACGGATACCGCTCCGCCAACCAGCTGGCCCGCTTGTACGGCGGATACGCAGTACGGGCCTAGATAGGGAACAAAATTCTGGCGAAAGCGAGGTCACCCCATCTCCCGTGCAGGGTTACGCACACTGGACCGCCGAGAGGCCGGACCTAATGCCAGGCGGCGGGGAAGGGTACTTCCACAGCCTTCCCCCCGTCGGGCTCCAAACGAAATTCCTGGAGGGGAATAATGCGTCTCTACCACGCGATCTGCACCTGGATCGAGGCCTCGGCCTTCGAGAAGATTGCCTCCGCCGGCAGCGAAGAACCGCAGCCCGAAGGTAACAACTTCGCGAACGTGGAGCACGCCCACAGTTTTTCGAGCGAACCGGAACTGCACTCCGGCTGGCGCCCGTCCGATGTCGAATGGGAAGACCGCGCTCACATCAGTTTGCGTTGGCAGCCTCCGGGCCGCTAACGTACAAGAGTTGCCATGGGACCGCAAATCCCCGGCATCAGAGAGTGGCAGAGTGGTTCCCTACCGGCGTGGAGTGCGCGCGGCAAGGGGCTAATGCGCACATGGAGGGTACTCGACGGTCCATTCCCCAACGGCAAGTGCTGAGGGCGGACGCGGTAGACCAGGCTTAGCGGCCAGGAAAAACCCTCGCTTAGCGGCGAACATGTGACCCGGCGTAAAACATTGGATGAAGCTCCAACGTCGGCGGGGGTTCATCGCCCCCCTCTCACCCTATACTTCTTACAGCCGGCCGCACTGCGCGGTCGGAAGTGATGGCGGCGATGCTCCGGACGGTGACTTAGCCGCCATCGCGCTTTTAACGACATAAGGCCCCCACATTGCTGTGAGGGCCGTCTGCCAGCGTAAAACCCATAAGTCCCAGTGGGGCGAATGAATGAACGCGCTCAGCGTATCACAGCCTTGTGCGCCCGCTGCAGCAGAGCGCTCGGAGCAATGCCCAGAACTTCGGCCACCTTGAAGAAGGTCGGCATCGGCATGCTCTGATGCCCCTGCAGATAGCGGTTCAGGGCCGGCAGTCCGACGCCCACCGCGTCGGCCAAATCCCGCTGGTACATGCCGCGCCTGACCAGCTCGGCCTTGATCTCCAGCGACAGCGCCACCTCGAGCGTCACCACGCCAGCAGATACATGTCGTCGGCCGCCTCGCAGCGCTTGCACGCGCCCTCACCTGCGGCGCGTTCTTCCCCGCAGCGCGGGCACTTGACTTTTCCCCCATTTTCCATGAGCCAAATTCTACCGGAGGGGAGCGGCCACATTGGACAACCCATGTGACGACTGTGTTTTAGCACAGTGGTGCCAGAACCGGGCATAAGCCCCCATCCGTAGCCGAGCCCGCCGGGCCGGCTTTTTTCATGCGCACATAAGGAGCCTTCATTGGCAAACGCACTGTTCGACGCCGGCCGTGAAGGATTTCTTGACGGCACCATCGACTGGGATACCGCAGTCATCAAGATTGCCCTGGTCCGCGGCTACACCTTCTCCGCCGCCCACAAGTTCGTCTCCGATGTAACGGGCGCCTCCGGCACCCTGCATGTGACCAGCTCCGCCCTGGCGTCCAAGACGGTCACCGGCGGCGTGGCCGACGCGGCCGACGTGGCCTTCACCGCAGTGGCCTCCAACGCCGGCAACCACTCGGTGCTGATCTTCCAGTCCTCCGCAGTCACCGGCGGCGCAGACGTCGCGGCCACCGCGCAGCGCCTCATCGGTTGGGTGGACACCGGAACGAACTTCCCGATCGTTCCCAACGGCGGCGATGTGACCATCGCCTGGGACAACGGCACCAACAAAATCTTCAAGCTCTAGCCCTTAGGAGGCAGTCATGGCTCTAGCCCTGGATGCCTCCTCGCCGGCACTCGCAACAAAGGTAGCCACCGGCACGGCGGTGACCACAGCGTCGTTCACCGCGCCGGCCAACGCCCTGCTCGTGGCCTTCGTCGGCTACGACTCCGCCACCAGCACGGCCAACAACCAGACGGTCACCGACTCCGGTGGGCTGACCTGGACGCTCCGGGGTCGCAAGTCCAAGGACTCCGGATCCACGGGCGGCAACGGCCAGGAGGGCGGCGTCGAGGTCTGGACGGCGGCCACGTCCACCAGCGCCGCCCGCACGGTCACATCCGCCGGCGGAGCCTTCCACACCTCGCTAGCGGTCAAGGTCATCACCGACTCCGGCGGGGCGCCCACGGCCGGCGCGATCGCGGGCGCCTCATCCAGCCCCGGGCTGCCCTCGCTGGCCGTTACGACGACGGCCGCGAACTCATGGGTCTGGGCCACCAGCTCTGACTGGAACCAGAACGGCCTCGGCACCGCCGGCACCGGCCAGACGATCGCTAATGAGTACAACCCCTCCGGCATCGTCACCACCCACGTGTGGCGGCAGAACGCCGTAACGGCGACGTCCGGCACGTCCGTGACGATGAACCTTACGGCCCCGGCGTCACAGAACTACAACATCCTCAGCTTCGAGATCAAGGCCAACCCCGGGACCGGGGCTGTCACGGCCACCGCGACGGGCATTGCCACCGCGGAGACCTTCGGCACGGCCACGGCCACAAAGACGCTGACCGCCTCCGCAACGGCCATCGCCACTGCCGAAGCGTTCGGTACGGCGACAGCCACCAAGACCCTCACCGCCACGCCAGCCGGCATCGCCACCGGCGAGGCCCTGGGCACGCCCGCGGCCACCGCCGCACTGACGGCAACAGCCGCCGGCATCGCCAGCGCTGAGGCCTTCGGCACGGCGGCTGCGGCCAAGGCCCTAACGTCCTCACCGTCCGGGATCGCGACAGCGGAAGCTTTTGGTACGCCGGCCATGTCGGCGCTCTACACGGCGACCGCAACAGGGATCGGATCGGCTGAAGCTCTCGGTTCCCCGACAGCCAACGTCAAGACCACCGCGGCCCCGTCAGGGATCGCATCGGCCGAGGCCTTCGGCACTCCGGCCTCCACCACGGCGGGAACCGCCGGCCCTGTCGGCATCCCCTCCGCCGAGGCCTTCGGAACCCCGCTAGCCGCCAAGGCCCTGACGGCAGCCCCCGGCTCCATCACCTCGCTGGAGGCGGTCGGCACGCCGGCCGCCGCCCTGGCGGTTGTCTCGGCCCCGGGGTCCATCACCTCGCTGGAAGCGTTCGGTTCCCCCACCGCAACCGCCGACTCCCTGCCGGCCACCACCGCTAGCCCGGAAGCCATTGCCGGCGAGGAGTCCTTCGGGACTCCGGCCGCAGAGCTGACGCTCCTGGCCACGGCCCAGGGCATCGGTTCGCTGGAAGCCTTCGGCGCCCCTGCCGCAGCCCTGAGTTCAAACGTCACGGCCACCGCCGCGGGCATCCCGTCCCTGGAGGTGTTCGGCTACGCCGTAGCCGGCGGGGCCATCGTCCTGCCGACGGGCCGCGACATCAGGGCCGCCATTGCCCAGCGCCGCCACGGCGCCGCCCTTGGCGCCCCGAACCACTCACTGCTTACTTCACACCCCCGATGGGACGGATCCCTTGGTTAATGCCTACCCGCGCGAAAGCGTCGAGTTCCAGCCGGTCACTGTGACCCGCGATGGCATCGCCGTCACGACCGGCCTGTCCTTTGCGATCGTTCCCGACGGCACCCGTCCGGCGACCTTCACCGCAGCCACCATCCTCGGCGGCAAGGCCGGTGTCATGGTCTCCGGCCTGGCCCGCGGCACCTACCGCATTTTTGCCCAGCTGGACGCAAGTCCCGAGATCCCGGTCATCGACTGCGGATACTTCTACATCACCTAAGGACCCCCTTGAAAGTCACCGTCTACACCCTGCCTATCTGCGTCCAGTGCACCCAGACAAAGAAGCTCATGGACCGTGAGGGCATCGCGTACGACGTCGTGGACCTTACCGGTGAGCCGGAGAAGGCCGAGGCTTTCAAGGCTGACGGCCTGCTGCAGGCCCCCATCGTGGTGGTCGGCAACGACGGCCGGCGCTGGGGCGGTTTCCGCCCCGACCTGATCAAAGAGCTGGCCGCCCATGCCGCAGTGGAAGGGCAGTAACCGCAAGAGCCGGCTGCCGGCCGACTGGGACCGGCTCCGCGTCCCGGTGCTCAAGCGCTGCGGCTACCGCTGCGAGTGGGTCGAGGACGGCGTCCGCTGCTTCAACAAGGCGACCGACGTCGACCACATCATCCCCGGGGATGACCACAGGCCGTCGAACCTTCAGGGCCTGTGCGGCCCCCATCATCTGACCAAAACCGCCAGGGAAACCAACGCCGCCAGGGCAGAGATCAAGAAGCTCGCCCGCCTGCCCGAGGAAGCACAGCCCGGGATCATCGACGGCCCTCCCCGGCCCACACAACATCGAGGATTCTAATGCCAGGACCCGTGCCGAAGAGGAGCGAAGAACGCACCCGCCGGAACAAGCCCGAGAACGAGGGCGGCGTATCCCTTAGCAAGGGTGAGCGCGTCCCCTACAAAGTCCCCCCGGTCGACAGCAGCTGGCATCCGCGTGCCAAGCAGTGGTACCGCTCGCTCTCCCGTTCCGGGATGAGGGAGTACTACGAGCTGTCCGACTACGAAATGGCCCGCCTCCTCTGTGATGCGTTGACCGAATACTACAAGCGCCCTACCGCGATGATGCTGGCCACCATCCTGCAGGGCATGACCTCCCTCGGAGTTACCGAGGGCGAACGCCGCAGGATGCGGATCGAACTCGAGAATCCCAAAGAGAACGAGACCTCAGCATCCATCGTGGCGATAGACACATATCGCGAGCAGCTGGGGGTCCAGGAGGCCTGAACCTGCCCGCTGAAAGGGTGGGGCCAGGTGCCCAACGCTTCACTGACACCCCCGGCTGGGGGTGATTAACATTCCTTCACTCACGCAAGAAGAAATCGAGGCTCTCGAGCCCACGGTTGAGAACGCGACCATCCACTTTCCGCCGACATACATCGGCCCGACGTGGCAGAAGAACGCGGACGGCAGCTGGCTTCTCCCCGAGAAGACTCTCGGCTGGGAGATCCTGGGCTGGGTCGCCGAATGGCTGACCTTCTCCGACGGACGACCCTGGATGGCCACGCCGGAACAGGCAAGATTCATCCTTTGGTTCTACGCCATCGACCATCGCGGCAAGTTCAGCTACCGCAAGGCGGTCCTTCAGCGCATGAAGGGATGGTAGTCAGGGGCAAGGATCCCCTGGCGGCCGTCCTCTCCATTGTCGAGCTGATCGGCCCGAGCCAGTTCTCGCACTGGGACGCCAACGGAAACCCCGTCGGCCGGCCCCACCCCGACGCCTACATTCAGGTCACCGCCGTTTCCGAACAGCAGACCGAAAACACCCGCGACGTATTCCCCGGACTAATCCCCACACGCACCCGCCAGGCATTCAATATGGATGTCCAAAAGGAAATTATTTACGCCAACGGCGCCAAGCAGAAATTGCGCACAATGAGCGCGAATTTCCGTTCTGCCGAAGGTGGACGTGTTACTTTTTGTATCGCAAATGAAACGCACCACTGGACTCCGGGACAACGCGGCCCGGCCTTTTATGAAGTCATTACGAATAACCTGACAAAGGTCCAGGGAAGGCTTTTGTGCATTACCAATGCATACGAACCCGGCGAAGATTCCGTGGCCCAGCGGGTCCGCGAGGAGCAGGAAAAGGTCTGGGCCGGCCTCGCTAAATCGTCAGGCTGGCTTTATGACTCGCTGGAAGCGCACCCCGATGCACCCCTGTCCGAGGAGTGGGCGCCGCATATTATAGCACAGATTCGCGGAGACGCGACCTGGCTCAATATCGAGGACATCGTCCAGGAAATTCAGGACGGTTCCAAACCTGTCGCCGGCAAAAGGCGGATGTGGTTTAACCAAATAGTTTCCAGCGGCGATTCCCTCATTACCGTGGGCCAGTGGGACGGCATTCTTCAGCCGAATTGCTATGGCGATAAGCGCGACCTGAAACAGGGCGACGCTATTGTAATGGGCTTTGACGGGTCGAAAACTGATGATGCCACCGCATTGGTCGCCATTAGAATTTCCGACAATCTCATTGTGCCGCTCGGCATCTGGCAGAACCCCGACCCCTCCCGCCCGTGGCACGTTCCGGTGGAGGAAGTCGAGTCCGAAGTCCATCTCGCTTTCAAGATGTATAAGGTCTACGCCTTCTTCGCGGATACCGCCTACTGGGAATCACAGGTGGACGGCTGGGCAGACGCCTACCGCGAGCAGTTGCTCGTCAAGGCCAGCTCCCGCTCCACCGTCGGCTTCGACATGCGCGGCAACAAGACCAAGATCTCCCAGACCACCGAGGCCTTCGTCGGTTCCATCGTGGATAAACGCCTCAAGCAAAACGGCCATCGGCTGATGCGCGTGCACGTTTTGAACACAAAGAGGCGCACCAATTCCTACGGTTTGTGGTTTGGAAAAGCCTCGGCCGAGTCGCCGGCGAAAATCGACGGATTCGCTGCAGGCTTCCTCGCCTACATGGCGCTCGTCACGCTCGCGGAGTCCGGGAAGAAGCTCCCCAAGGATTACTCCCGCCGCCTTTACCAATTCAATTAGGAGACCCATTTGGCCACCATGGACGATTTTGTCAAGGGGCAACGGGACCAGGTCTATGCCAACCCCGACGTCAAGGCCGGGTCCTTCGACTTGAAGTTGGTCGAGGACATGTTCCTCACGCTCAGTCACGACCGTGCCGAGTACGACCTGTGCCACGACTACTTCGAGGGCAAGCAGCTGCTGCCCTACGCCCCCCGCAACGCCACCGCCCAGATCCGCGATCTGCAGAAGCGCAGCATTGCCAACTGGATCCCGTTGCTCGTGAACTTGCCCAGCCAAATGTCCTTTGTGGACGACTACCGCCGGCGCTCCGCCGGCAAGCTGGAACGCAAGGGCAAGGACTCCGCGGAGAACTCCAACACCGAGTGGCAGCTGTGGCAGAAAAATCGGATGGACGGGCGCCAAGCGGTGATCTACCGGGCCGTCCTGACGTACGGCCACGCCTTTGTGGCGGTGAACAACCTGGATCCGAAGAATATCAAGTTCGACATCCTGTCCACCCGCAATACCGTGGCGTACTTCAGGGACCCGGTCAACGACATCCGTCCGTCGCACGTGCTCACCATCAAGAGCTACCCGCGCGATGAGAAGGTGCCCGGCCTCGCCGTCTTCTGGGATGACGTCTACCGGTGGGAACTGAGTTACACCTTCGACGGCAAGTTCGTCGTCAAGGGCAAGCCCTTCCCTCACGGCCTGGAGAAGTGCCCGGTCGTCCGCTACACCTGCTTCGTCGACGACGAGGGCC